ATTCCTTACATTGGAATAGAAGCTGGGGCTGCGGCAGCTGAAGCACTTGATGTTCATTATCAAGCAATCAACAGAATTATATTTGAATAAGGAGTAACTTATGGCGACTAGACTAACTGGCTCAGATGTCACGGCAGTCTTTTTAACTGCCGATACACAAGCCTTAGACGCTGATGGAATATCAGCAGCAGCATCTGTTGGAAATAACGCAGCACTTACTATAGGTGGTGCGTTAGCTGACGGAGGCTCTTGTACTTTTGATGCAGGCAGGATTGTAACGATTCTTTCTGCTGGTAACGATTCAAGTAAATCTTTTACCGTAGTCGGCACTGATGTAAATGGAGATGCTCAAACAGAATCCATAACAGGTGCAAATGCTGGTACTGCTACTGGTGGTGTGCATTTTAAAACCGTTGCTTCAATAACAGCAGTTGGCAATCCAGCAGGTAATGTAAGTGCCGGAGTCAATGCTTCAGCAGCTGATGTTATCTTTGCAGGTAGAAGTAGATTACAAGGCATTAACATGGTTTGTTCTGCTACAGCAGGCAACATAGATTTTTTAAAAACTTCCCCCCAAGGAACAAGTCTATTTAAGTTGGGATCTGTAGCATCTGCTACTGTAACGAGGGATATTACTGTACCAGATAATGGGATATTGTTTGATAACGGTGTTTATATTCAATACACAGTATCTACTTTTGGAACAATGACTGTTTTCCATGCGTAAGGGTGGCTGAAAGAAAGCCAGCAAAGGCCATAGCTAAAACCACTAAAAAAGGTGGTAACTACAGGCCAACTAAAAAAGGCGCTGGAATGACTGCCAAGGGTGTAAAAGCTTACAGAAAAGCTAATCCTGGTTCTAAGCTTAAAACAGCTGTAACCGGAAAAGTTAAAAAAGGTAGCAAAGCTGCTAAAAGAAGAGCGTCTTATTGTGCAAGATCTTTAGGACAACTCAAAAAAAGCTCTGCTAAAACTAGAAACGACCCTAATTCAAGAATTAGGCAAGCAAGAAAAAGGTGGAAGTGTTAAATTTATGAAAGGCGTAAATCATTATAAAAAAGACGGGTCAATTCATAGAGGCGGTATGCACAAAATGTCTGATGGATCTTTGCACTCTGGCAAATCTCACACTGCTTCTAGCAAACAATTATTTCACTTTGGCGAGTTAAACAAAAAATCAAAAACAAAAGCTAAAACTTTTTGGAGTAAATGATGGCTATATCAAGATCTCAAATACCAAAAAGTGTAAAAAATCCATCACTTTATAAAAAAGCTAAAGCCAAGGCTAAAGCAAAATTTGATGTTTACCCGTCAGCTTATGCCAATGGCTACATGGTTCAAGAGTATAAAAGAATGGGTGGTCAATACAAAGCAAATGGCGGAGCTGTTAATTTTGTAGAAGGTGGAACGGTTATGTCCCAAGGCAGAGGTTGTGGAGCTATGATGGAAAGCAAAAGAAGAAAAACTAAAATGCCTAGAGCTTAAACATGAGTTTGACGAAGTGGTTTGAACAAGACTGGGTTGATATAGGATCTAAGAAAAAAGGTGGTGGCTATAAAAAATGTGGTCGCTCCAAACAAAAAAAAGATGCTAAAAGAAAATATCCTAAATGTGTACCAGCAGCCAAAGCTGCAAGCATGAGTAAAAACCAAATTGCATCTGCCGTAAAAAGAAAAAGATCTAAAAAACAAGGAATTGGTGGTAAGCCAACCAATGTTGCAACATTTGCTGCCTCTGGTGGTAAGATAAGTAAAAATACATCAAATAACATGGGTTTGTTTGGTAGAAAATAATACAGGAGAATAATATGCCAAAAGGAAAAGGAACATACGGAACAACAAAAGGTAGACCGCCAAAAAAAATGATGGGTGGTGGCGCTCCAAAGTACATGTCTCGTGGAGGCAAACTAGCTAAAATTGAAAGAAAAGCTTCTGGTGGCATGATGTCAATTCCAAAAGAGGTTTTTGATAAAATCAAATAACTGTTATGGCAACATCAAACAGTAAAAATTTTGAGCCAGATGTAGCAGAGTACATTGAAGAGGCTTTTGAGCGTTGTGGCTTAGAGTTACGCACTGGTTACGATCTTAAAAGCGCAAGCAGAAGTTTAAACATTATGTTGGCTGAATGGGCAAATAGAGGATTGAACCAATGGACAATATCTCAAAAAACCGTTCCTATGGTTGCATCTACTTCTGAGTACAACATTGATAGTATTAACGCAACTGCTCCAATAGATGTTTTAGATGTTTTCATTAGAGAAACGACAGGATCTGAAACAAGAGACATAGCCATGAGTCGGTTAAGCAGAGCAGAATATTCAAACATTACTGTAAAATCTAGCACAGGAAGACCTAATCAATTTTTTATTGATAAACAGCTTACTCCCAAAATTACAGTTTGGCCTTCTCCAGATTTATCTGATAAATACACCGTTTTTATGAATGTCCTAACTAGGATGGATGATGCAGATTTAGCAACAAACACCATGGACATGCCTTTTAGGTTTTATCCATGCCTAGCTGCAGGTCTTGCGTATTACATATCTATGAAAAGAGCGCCACAACTTACAGGTCAATTAAAAGCAATTTATGACGAAGAGTTTGATAGAGCTTTATCTACCGATGAAGACAGAGCTTCGTTTATGATTTCTCCAAATCTTAGAAGTTACAACAACGCCTAATGGCATTTGCATCACAAAAAAATGCTTACGGAATATGTGATATCACAGGATTTCGCTATAAAATAAGAGACATGAAAAAAACATGGGACGGTCTTTTGGTTGGCCCAGATCAATGGAGTCCCAAACATCCACAACTATCACCAAAGTCTGCTCCAGCAGACAAAGAAGGCATTAAAAATGCTAGACCAGACACAAGTGATGATAACAATGTTTTTTTGGTTTATAGTAATGTTGGGAGTGGTAAATTAGGTTCTGTGCTAAAAACTTTTGAAGTAACATCAAGCATAGGATCAGTTACAATAACAACATGAGTTTTACATTATCAACATTAAAAACATCAGTTCAAGACTATTTGCAAGTTTCTGAATCTACTTTTACCAATCAGCTTCCTAGGTTTATAAAAGAAGCAGAGGATAGGATTTTTAATTTAGTACAGCTACCAGATCAAAGAATAAATGTTCAAGGGGTTTTAACGGCAAGCAACAGGTTTTTAGCTACGCCAACTGATTTTTATGCACCATTTAGTTTGGCTGTAATATCTAACGAAACTTACGATTACTTAGATTTCAAACACCCTTCTTTTATTAAAGAATATTCTCCTTCATCGACAAGCACTGGGAAGCCAAAGTATTATTCTTTGTTTGACGACACATCGTTTGAACTTGCTCCAATACCAGACGCAACTTATACTATTGAATTACATTATTTATATAAACCAGCCTCGTTAACGAGTGGTAGTGACAGCGGTACAACATTACTGAGTTCTGATTATCCAGACGCATTGTTGTATGGTAGTTTAGTAGAAGGTGCTATTTTCTTAAAAGAACCGCCTGATGTCATTGGCTTGTTTGAGGCTAGATTCAAGGAGGCGGTAAACAGAATGAAAACACTATCCGAAGGTCGCGGAACGCGTGACCAGTATAGATACGATCAGTTGCGTACTGGCGTATCGTAAATGAAACCAATTAAATCCCTCGAAGGCAAGCGAGTAGCCATTATTGGTCTTGGTTTATCACAAGTAGATTATGCGATTGGTTTGCAAAATGGCAGAACTTGGGATGAAACCTGGACGATTAATTCTGCAGCCGGTGCATACAGAACAGACAGAATGTTTATGTTAGATCCTGCAAGTCGATTTTTTGATAGTAACGATGCTGGCAGACAGACAAGCGTGGTGACTAAAGTGTTGACAGAAGCCAAGCACCCAATATATACCTGCGAATTAGATTCCAGAGTACCAAAAGCAGTTGAGTTTCCGTTGCAAGAAGTTTGTGACGCTACAGGATGCGCCTATCTAAATACTACCGTGGCTTACACGCTTGCTTTTGCAATGTGGAATAAAGTTGCTGCTGTAGATCTTTTTGGTATAGATTTTTCGTATTCACAAAACTTACACTTAGCTGAAGCAGGAAGAGCCTGTGTTGAGTTTTGGATTGCAAAAATGATGGATGCAAACATAATAGTTGGAATTAGCACTAGATCTACAATATTAGATATGAATGTTGCTGCTACCGATAGGCTGTACGGTTATCATAGATTAAAAAAACCTCTTGTTGCAATACCCCATGAAGGCAAGTTTATTATTGGGCCTTACGAAGAAATTAATGAGCAATTAGCTAAAAAAGGTTTAAAAATTAATGAGGATGTTGCTCCACCAGAGCCATACAAAGGATGAGCGATAGTTTTATACAATTAGGTCAAGTCAGTGTGCATACAACTGAAAATAAAGGTCACGATCCAGAATTTTGGGCAGCACAGGCTACAAAAAAAATATGCTCTATATCTATGGACCAACCAGAGCATATCAAACAACAGGCTTTAGCTTTCCAAAACCAAGTTTATACTGTAATCTTGTATACAATACAGAACGCAATAAATTCAAACAATGTGACTAATGTTAATTTATTAAGGCAACAAGGCCATGAAGACATGGCTAAGATAATAAAGGAGCTTTAACATGGCAATCACATCAGCAATCGCAACCAGTTTTAAACAACAAATTCTTGTAGAAGGACACAATCTAACCAATGGAGCAGATTCCATTAAGTTAGCACTCTACACATCATCAGCAAGTTTAGGTGCAGGAACTACTGTATTTGTAACCACAGGACAGGTTAGTGGTACTAATTATTCATCAGGTGGAGCAGCATTAACAAATGTCACACCAACAACATCTGGTACAACCGCAATCGTAGATTTTGCAGATTTAACTTTTGGTACGGCCACAGTAACAGCCAGGGGTTGTTTGTTGTATAACACAGCAAATGGTAACAAAGCATTGTGTGCCATAGACTTTGGTGGAGACAAAACAAGTACAGCAGGTGATTTTACTGTAGTTTTTCCTGCAGCAGACGCATCAAACGCTATTATTAGATTAGCTTAAATTAATTTTAATAATGGTAGAGTCAAGTTATGCCACTAACAAAATTTAATTTTAAGCCAGGAATAAACAAGGAAGAGACTGACTATTCAAACGAAGGTGGTTGGGTAGACGGAAATCTTATTCGCTTTAGAAAAGGTCGAGTTGAAAAAATTGGTGGCTGGATAAAGAAAAGCGCCAATGTTTTTTTTGGCGTAGCCAGAGCATTGCACAGTTGGATTTCTTTAGGATCTGAGCGTTACTTAGGCATAGGCACAACTTCAAAATATTACATAGACTCTGGCGGTAACTACAACGATGTTACCCCAATAAGAGCTACCACAACCAACGGAATTGTTTTTGCAGCTACAAATGGCTCAAGCCTTATTACAGCTACTGATTCTGACCACGGAGCTGTGGTAGGTGATTTTGTCACCATTGCAGGATCAGCAACTTTGGGTGGAACTATTACTGCTGCTGTTTTAAACAAAGAGCATCAAATTACTGGGGTGGCTACTGCCAACACATTTACATTTACAGCATCTGCAACAGCCAATGGTAG